ATGGTGAGAGCGCCAGCAATGATTGATGTGTCTATGACATAGGCAATGTTTTTTGCTAACCAAGACGCTGTGGCAGAGTTCTGTATCTCTGAATTCATCTTCCTTGCGTCGGCAGTATTGGCTGCATCAATCTTCGCCATCTCCAGCTCAAGCTCTGCTATCTTCTCAGCAGCTTTTGGATCGCCAGCAATAGCCTTTGCAACGGCATCAACACTATCAGACACGCCAAACTTACTAGCCAAAGCGGTAACAGCAGAAGCACCCATAGGACCAGCGACAGCCATTGCCAGCGTGGGTGCGACACCCTTGAGAAGATTGAGTAAGTCATTCATTTGCTTTCCTTGAGTTCTCGTTTGAGTTTACGCAACTCCTTGATTTCCTGTTTTAACTGCGCTCGCATATACAAAGTCTCTACATACGCCATTGAGGTTACACCCACAACAATACATAGCATGACGGCAATTAAAACCCACCAGATAAGTTTGACAGTTGCCACATTAGCCATCCAAAGATCAATGAAATAAACATAACAGCAACCAACCCACTCATCTTCTCAATCTGGCGAATCTCCTCTTCTTCTTGTTTCCACCGTGCAAGCCTAGCCCTGCGAATCATCTCAGACCTAGCCCACGCTTGCTCCTGTTCAATCCGTCCGTACATTACTAAAAATCTACTATACAGATTCTTCAACTCTGCTGGCGCGTACACCATCGCCTCTCTGGTCTGCTCTAGCAACTTTTCCATTTGCAACTCAACCAGTACACGCTCGATTGCTTTCTTGCTGGTGTTCTGACTTGGGTCATAGTTAGTCTTGCTTGTCTCTTCCAGTTCTATGTAGTAGTTGTTAATCTGCTGTTGTGTGTCAAAGAGCAACCCAAGATTTTCACCAATGTCCTTGATTAGATTTAGTTCTAGTTGTTCGTAGGATTGTGTGGCTGGTTTTGCTTTGGCTGCTGGCTTGGCTGGCGCTTTCGCCACAGGCTTTGCCGTATCGTTGACAGTCTTTTCTTTAGGTGCGAATAGTCCGATGAACCAACTAAAAATATTCTTGATTGCCTTAACATCGTCCAAGACTCCCTCGGCAGTCTTCTTAGCAGACTCAAGCTGAATACGACCTTGGTGTAGAAAGTCGCACCCCTGCTTGATAGCGCTGACAGCGCTTTGTGCCAATAAGAGGAGGCTGAAAGGGTCAATGCTTCACCTCTTTATAAATCTGGTAACACTTGTGGCAAATCATCAAGACCGTGTAGATCAAGGTAGCCCAGATCAATACCTCGCTGACCTGATAGCCAGCGACAGTTGCAAGGGATACAGTAACTGGAGGTGCTGCCTTGGCAATTAGCGCAGCAGCGCCTTCGGTTGTGTGCTCTGAGGTCATGCAATACCCAAAGCAGTTTTAAGTTTTGCTAACTCTGTTGGGCTTTCCAAAATCATATCGGTCAATGATTTAACTTCTATTTCTGTTTGCGTAGGAGGATTAGGGTCAGTAAATTCACCATTTGCATATACCCATCCAATGCTTACCCTATCTGCTTGAATAGTTACATGACCTTCATCAAATCCAGCAGGAGGTGTAGAAGGTTGTTCTTCATATTCAACAACATTGACAACCACACCATCTTTAATAATTGCGTATTTCATATCAATAAAACTCCTGAACAATAATAATTCCAGCCGCACCCGCACTTGAGCCAGCGCCAATAGTGCTTGTTCCAGCCGCACCGCCAGCACCAACAGCGTAAGAATATGTAGCACTTGGTGAAGTTATTAATTTTCTAACATATCCACCAGCAGAACCACCGCCACCCATAACCCCAGAACTAGATGTACCTGCGCTTGCGCCTCCACTACCGCTATTTGCTGCTGGTGTTGGACCTGCCTGACCATCACCTCCAGCTCCTACTCCACCGCCAAAAAATCCAGCGCCACCAGAATTGCCGACTGCTCCTCCAGATTGGGAAACTGAACTTCCGCCTATTGCTCCTGTAATATTTACATCGCCACCAGAAGCCGTGCCACCAGCAGGGGGAACTGCACTTACAGTTCCTCCAGCTCCACCGCCTCCTGTTAGTGAACCAAATGTAGTATTTCCACCAGCCGTCCCTGTTGCGCCACTTACGTTGTAACCTGAGTTATTACCACCAGCACCACCACCAGCGCCTATCAACTCTACAAGAATTGCTTTGCACCCAGTAGGAGTTGTGTATGTACCAGAACCAGAAGTAAATACTTGAACAGTTCTAGTTGTTAAAGCGATCGTGCCTGTTAATGCAGGTAAAGTTAAGACGCTAGTTCCAGCAACCGCATTTGCTGCGACTGTTGTAGTGCCTGATGTTGAACCAACAAATTTTGTCGTTCCAGCAAGATTCAATGTCTTACCGCTACCGATATTAAGACCGACCGATGTTCCAGTTCCTGCTGCTGCAAAGACTGCATCTACCGAGTCCAAGTCGGTATTGATCTTTGTGCCCCAAGTGTCTGTACTCGCCCCAACTTCGGGTTTAGTTAGTAATAGATTGGTTGTTGTGGTATCTGCCATAGTTCACCTTCATGCTGGGACTTGCGTCCATGTTTCTGAATTGTCCGATATTTCTGACCAATTTTCCGATGTGTCTGAGATGGGACTCCAACTCTCCGATGTATCCGCGACTGGTGTCCAATCTTCCGATGTGTCAGATTGTGCTGTCCAAGTCTCTGGCGTGTCGTCTTGTCTGTCCCAATAAAAGTACCCAACATTGCCAACAGCGCCAGCAATGATTTCCCCAATTATCTCAAGAGTTCTAGCATTCTGTGCGCTACCAATAGCAGTTGCTGAAGATACGCCAGATATATCAACCACTACAAAAGTCTCGGCAATTACAGTTCCAACATCACAAGTAGACGAATTACCAGAGATGGAAACCGATAAGCTGTTGACTACTGAGTCAACCGCACCAGTTGACTGGTTGCCATCAATGCCAAACGCCTTGCCGACAGTACCGACTGTTGCGGTTGAGGAGACCCCAGAGATGGATATCGTGACAGATAAGCCGACAGACCCGACATTACCTGTGCCGACTACGCCATCCTCTTGCTCAGACAGATTGACTAATACAGTTCCAACGGCAGTCGTTGACGCATTACCTGTCAACGCAATAGATGTAGCGCCACGGCTTACAGAGCCTACGGCAGCCGTTGACGCATTACCCGTCACCGATGCGGAGATTCCTTCTGCAACGCTGCCTACGGCTGTTGTGGAGGCATTGCCAGTCAGAGCAAAGGATGTTGCGCCACGGGTTACGCTACCGACGGCAGTCGTTGATGAATTTCCAGTTATGGCAAAGGATGTTGCTCCGCGAGTAACCGATCCAACCGCAGTTGTGGATGCGTTGCCTGTAACTGCAATTAGTGGGGTTGCAACCACAGAGCCAACCGACAAGGTTGACGCATTACCAGTCAACGCAAAGGATGTTGCGCCTCTGGTAACGCTTCCGACAGCAGTAGTTGATGCGTTGCCTGTGATCGCTGTTGATCTGCTTACGCCAACAGAGTCAACCGCAGTCGTAGAAGAATTACCAGTTACAGCGTGAGTGCGCTCCTCTGCAACACTACCAACCGCAGTAGTCGAAGAATTACCAGTTAGAGCAAAGGATGTAGCCCCGCGAGTTACAGAGCCAACGGCAGTAGTTGACGAGTTACCCGTTACTGCAATAGACCTTTCGCTAGTAACGCTACCAACATTACCAGTCGCTACCGTTCCATCTTCTTGAATTGATATTGATTCTTGTACGCTACCGACGGCAGTAGTGGATGCGTTACCTGTAACGGCAAGTGATGTAGCGCCTCGACTTACTGAGCCAACGCTAGTAGTTGATGCGTTACCAGTAATTGCTATTGATGTAGCGCCACGACTGACAGAGCCAACAGCAGTAGTTGACGAATTACCTGTAATGGTTGTCGATACTGCTGCGACAACAGTACCAACATTTCCTGTTGCTACTGTCCCATCTTCTTGAACTGATGTTGACTCTTGTACGATGCCAACGCTAGTAGTCGATGCGTTTCCTGTAACGGCAAAGGATGTTGCGCCTCGACTAACCGATCCAACGGCAGTAGTTGATGCGTTACCTGTAACGGCAAAGGATGTAGCGCCTCGACTTACTGAGCCAACGGCAGTCGTTGATGCGTTACCAGTTATTGCGTGTGTTCTTACTTCTTCAACACTACCAACCGCAGTAGTTGAAGAGTTACCTGTAATGGCTGCCGATACTGCTGCGATAACAGTACCAACATTGCCAGTTGCTACCGTTCCATCTTCTTGAATGGAAATTGTTTCTGTAACGCTACCAACGGCAGTCGTTGATGCGTTTCCAGATATTGCTACGGTCTTGACTGGTACGACAGAGCCAACATTACCAGTAGCTGCGTTACCGTTAGCTGTGGTAACGCCTACGCCATAAGCGCCTTGTCCATAGTTAGCGCCACCATATACGCCATAAGGGTATATGGTGCTTGCGTAATTACCTGAGCCGTAATTACCAGAGCCATAAGCAGCCATGTTGCTGCCCCTTAAATTTAAGCGAGTCTGATCAAGCCTGTGCTTGCGTCATTCGTCGGCATGGTGAGTGTAAAAGTACCAGCCGTTACGGTCTGAGAACCGAAGGTGTGGACGCTAACTGCCTTGTTGCTTTGTGTGCTGTTATACAAGAGCACCGCATCAAATGCAGTAGATAGAGTCACATTGGAGTATGTGATGCTGGCACTTGGTGTCACAAATGCAGTAGTACCGCTTGTGCTTGGCGCTGTGCCAAATGTCACCGCTTGACCGCCAGCCACATAATTAGTTCCAGAGACTTCGTTGGTTGCTGAGTATGCGGTAGTCGATGCGTTAACCGTTGCAGATGCCAAGTACAAGGCAGCCTTAAACGAGTCGGTAGCAGTAGAGCCACGAGTAACACCAGTACCAAAGTTGTGATGACCTACAAGTAATTCGCCCTTGAACGAAGTACACATTGCTTGAGTATTTGCGATGATAGTTCCTTTCTTGGGTTATACCCAATTAACGCTTTTATTTTGCCACTTACTGCCTATTTTAAGACAGCTCACATGAGACTGAGAAATTCCAAACTCTAATGCAATGTCTTTTTGAAACTTATCTGATTTCTTTATCAAATCGACTTGTTGATTAGTTAACTTTGATCTTCCATGTCTTTCTCCAAAACACACTCTACCTTTTGCTTTTGCATCTTGCATATTTTCTAATCTTGTACCAAGACTTAAATGCTCTGGATTCACGCAATTACGAACATCGCATTTGTGCATTACATCTCTGTTATCTAGTAATCCATTAAACAGTCTGTATGCAACTCTATGCGCAAGATCATGTTTTTTTGGATTTCTGAATAATCCATATCCATTTTTCATGCAGTATGCAGACCAAATCCAACAACCAGAATCATCTTTATGCACATGAGACATAAATCTTTCTAGCTCCGAAATTCTTGGTCTACCTGCCATCTTCAACCTAAAGATTGAGCGACTGCTTCACCAGTCACGGTCATGCGTTTTAATTTCATATCGACTGAACGATGCACAAGCTCGCCTTCTAGCCAATACTCAACCCATTGAGTTGTCTCATTGTCATTGTCAATTATCCCCTCTTTTTTCTCAAGAAGAGAGTCGTCCATTTCGCCTTTTGTTGTAGTAACAATAGCCATTTTTTTCTCCTAGCCTAAAGTTCTTGCGCGAGTTATCAGCACACCAGATGTTGACCCACGGTCATCAGCCTCTTTTAACTCTGACAGACCCGTCTTGTAGAGCGATGCCCATACCGTGATTCTCGCATCATCTTGCAGGTAAGGAGCTGCTTGCAGCAATGCACCGTATAAGTAAACATCAGGAGAAGAAGTCAGTAACCAGTTGGTTGTGTTGGCAGTTGATAACTTACTCAACTTTGCGTAATAGATCAACTCACCCGTGTAAGTAGTGTCTGGTTCTGGGACAAAGCGAAACTGCTCACCCACAACGCTAAAGTACAACGGCTTACTTGCTGCGCTGTTTAATCTTTGCAAATCGTTCATTGCGCTGATAGTCTCAAACTGCAATGGGGTGACGGGGTTAGTGTCTAAGACAAAAGATTTTGTCTCTAGAAAATCAGTTGGAGTGGCAGCGTACTCAGTATTGATCGATGCTGTGGATCGCACGATCATCTGTCTGGTGCGCAGATTACGCTCGATCTGAGCCTCTGCCAAACTAATAAAGTCAGGAATAGCAGTAGTCAGGTCTGAGCGATTAAGCCAGTCCCCGACAGAAGTCTTCAGCTCGTTATAAGTGGTTAACGCCATCTTCAGCCTTTTCTGCTTTCTCCAAGTCGCGCATCACCCAAGTGTGATCGTGCTTGAATTCAAATGTCCCAATGTGTCCGATCTCTTTGGACACATCATGGTCTATGTAGATTTTAAAGCCAGCCGACTGTGCTTTACGACAGAAGAAAACATCCTCGCCAACATACCCGCGCTTGTCATTGCGCCAAGGAGTCTCAAACCAAGGTTCTGTTAAAGCCTCGAAGACCTTGCGTTTGATGAGCATCACGCCCATGCCGATAGAGCCGACTTCCTCAATCCCTGTGGAGTCTGGCATTGTGTAGACGAGCACGCGCTCACCGTTCTCGTCATAGCGCTGGGCAGTTGGTCCTGTCGGCATCCTGCGCCTTGCGCAGTTTGTTGCCACGACATCCAAGTCATGCGCCAAGAGTCTCTCAATCATGTCCTGCGGGAAGGTCATGTCTGAGTCAACAAACAAGATATGGGTACAACCCTCAGCCATTGCGTCTAGGCACAGATCAGCACGCTGGGTCTGGATAAGTGTTCCTTGCATAATCTTCAAGGACACCGCATCAGTCGTGTTGATAGTGTGGTGCGCCACCATGTTCACCATACAGAAGGTGAAATTAGCGTGAACCATGTCACGCGCTGGTGTGCAGACTGCAATGTAGTTTGGGGTCATAGTTGTCCTGATCTAGTTCTGAAATACTTGTTTTCTGGGTCATTAAGCCAACGCTTCATGTAGGCTTCGTCTTCTAGCTTGCCTTCAGCCTTGAGCTGAAAGTAGATAGACATCGGGATGCTGGCGACTCTGCTCCACTCGCCCCACCGAGCACGCTCATCAACCTGTGCGTACTCTTGCTTATTCTCTTCAATGATCGCAGTCACATCTTGTTGTGTGTGAATCGTTGCCTGATTCGTTTCATCGTCAAATTCAAATGTGCGCGTGATCCCCTGATCAGCGTCTGTACTAAATAATCTTTTTTCAATCATGTAAAAAAAGGGTCTGAGTTTCCCCAGACCCTTCATTAGTTCAATTAAGAAGTAACCAAGTCAGCAGCAATGCCGTGGGCATTTTCTGCATATACCTTGTGTCCATATTCAACGATTAGCATACGCTTCTCAGCGTCGCCAGTCTTTGCCAACTCGATTTGTTGGTATGGGCGCAAAGTTACAACACCTGCGTATTCTGGATCAATCACAAATGCGTCACGCTCGCGTTGGAAGCGATTAGGCACGACTTGCACATTGCCGAAGTCAGACACATAAATGTCTGCTGCGCCAATGATGGTTGCAGGACGAGCACCGCCATCAATGTTGAAGCGTGAAGATGCGATACCAGAGAAGCCAGAAACGCGCTGCTTGTTGACTGGACCAGTCATCAAGATTTTTGGTGTACCGCCAGAAGTCCAAACTTGTTGAATAACATTCTTCAAGATGGTTTCTGTAAAGGTACGCACATTGCCGTCACTACGAGCGCCAGTAGGCACAGTCGTGTAAGTGGGGTTAGCACCGTTCGTCTGCATATCGTAGTTAGTCTTGATGAAGGCTTGCAATGAAGCAGTACCGCGAGCTGTTGTGGTGTTACCAGCAGCAGCGACAGCGCCATTAAGCATTGTGAATTCTTGATCACGCTTTAACTCAGCGCTACGCTTGGCAATTTGATATGCCAATTCAGATTTTCTTCCTGCCTTGTTGACAGTCTCTTCAGTTGCAGACAAGACGATAGTCTTACGGCTAATCTGAGCATAGTTTTGTAAACGCACAGTAGCAGTAACGCTATCGAAAGAAGTCACATCGTCGCCTTCGAGCTGCTTGTTAGCGGCTGCTGCTGCGAGTGTGTCTGTCTGCCATTCAAACAAAGAGTTGCTGATCGACTCCTTGCGAATGTTGCTCATGTAAGGAGTCTCTTCGGGAGCGATGTTAGTGATGATGTTGGATAAGTCCTCGCGGATACCCTTCGCATCGAATGTGGTGAATGTGTTGGTTACGATTGCCATTTGAGTGTCCTATTTCAAAAGAAGTTCTATTGCGGAGGCAGCGTCATTGACGCGACCTGACTTTGCAAGACGCTGTTTTGCGCGTGTACTTTCAGTTGTTGTGGAGACGCGACCTGCTGCACTAGGCTTGGCGGGGCGAGGACCGTTGTTGACGACTGGCTTGATCTGCCCACGCTTGGACATCATCTGGTCATAGAGCGCTGCTTTACGCAACGCAATGACAGCTCTGTGGTCATAGACATTCTTGAGTTCTTCGTCGCTGAATCCGATCTTTTTGCCGAATTCGACGAGTAGAGCCTTTTCAGCCTGTGCCTTCTTGGAATCTTTCCACTCAGGTACGGCTTGGATCAGGGCTTCTTGCTGTGACGCAAGGTGAGCGTTCATCTCCTGTGCTCTTTGTTGCGCTGTAAGCTGAGAAAGTCGCTGCTGTTCAGACTGAATAGCTGCGAGTTTGTCTTGCTTCTGGCGCATCACTTCTGACTGTCTCACCCACTCTATGGGGTCTTCGTTATAAAGACGATCCATATCGACAGGTGCTTCAGTTGACTCAAGTTGCTGTTTCAACGCTCCCAATAACTGGGCATACTGTTCACGCTCGGCACGAATCGCACTAGCCTCTGCCTCGACAGCCTTACGGGTCTCAGCGATCTGTTGCGTCTTTCGTGTGTAGTCCTGAGTACGGGAATATCCTTTTTGAAGTTCGTCTAGCGTTACCTCGACCTCTTTACCGTCAACTTTGACGGTGTAGACCTCGGTTGGCTTTTCTTCTTCGTCGGTTTCTTCGCCTTCTTCAGACTGTTCCTCTGTCGTTTCTTCATTGGATTCGTCGTCTTGCACATCCAATTCTTCATCAACAGAGACCGCGACATCGGAAGTA